AGACAACATAATTTTGAAGTTGCTGATAGAATACAATCTCTTAGAGATCAAGAAAAAACAACAAATATTATTCAGCAAGCAAAAGACCAAGCGACTAATTTATGGACAGCAAAAGATATTCCGGGAAAAGTAAAAGCATATAATGATTATTATGCTAATAAAGCAACGGGAGCACCAACGAAAGCATCTAATCCATTAGAAGATACACAAAATAGTCTTCGTGAATCAGCAGCAGGAGATTCTACTAATATGCGTAATGCTATGAGTGAAGGACAATTAACTGATTTAGCAGGTGGTGAAGCAAAAACTGCTCTTAAAGGTGCTGATAAAGCAGTTGTTTCGGGATTAGCAAAGGATGGAGAAAATTTACTGAATAAAACTAAACTCGGTGCGATTGGTGAAAAGGTCGGTGTTCTTGGTTCCGCTGCTATGGGTGGAATGGATTTATATGAAGATATTAAATCTGGTAAAATTGCTGGGAATAATACTTGGGAAAAAGCAGGAAATGTCTTACAGATTGGTGGTGCGGCTGCTGATATTATCGGAACATTCTTCCCACCTGCTAAACTTGTTGGTGGTATTCTTGATTTAAGTTCTGGTATTACTGAATCCATTGGTGAAAAATTAGATTCTGATAAACAAAGTGAAGATTTAAAGAATCAGCAAGCAGCAGAAACTGAAAAACCTGAAGAACAAGTATCTGAACAAGCTGTTGCGACTGGAAGGACTCAGTAAAAACTTCTGATATTTCAAAACTTTTTTAATTATAATTTTTTAATTTTTTTTATAATAGAAATGTTATAAATAAATGAGTGCTTACTGGACTGCTGATCAATCCGCTCGTGTTGGTGAAAAGAAGATATCTGTTCCTTCGGAAAATGGTTTATCTTATTCCCCCGGCCAAAAGGTTCAGATATTCGTAGATCCATCTACTAAATTCATGGATGGTAGAGAATCTTATTTACAATTTAATGTAAAACTAAAACTTCCTGCTGGCGGAACTCCCACTCGTCTCCAGTTAGATAAATGTACATCTACATTAATCAAAAATTGCAGGATCTATGATGGCTCAAGGGGACAACTTCTTGAAGAGATTTCTGATTATGCTTCTTATGTATCTGTAAAATATGATTATGATAAAGATACAACAACTGAAAATATGCGTGCTCTTGTAGAAGGATGTGCTGTTCATCAACCAGAAAATCGTGGAACAGAAGGAACAACTAAAACTGGAATGGCGAACACTACAACTAATCCTTACTTTAAAAAGACTTCTGGTAATCAGACTGTTGCTTTTTCTGATTCTGATTTCTTAAACGCCAAAGTTTCAATCCCGCTTCATACAGGAATTTTTGCTGATTCGGTATCCATCTTCCCAATTATGATGACTTCTGGATTATATATAGAACTAGATATAAATTCTGCTGAAAATGTTATTAAGCAGTTAGACTCTGTCCTTCAAGATACTCGCACTCCACTTAATCCACATTTCCATTCTCTAAATGGTCGTGAATCTCCGAATGAAAATAATTGGGCGAATGCTGCTGCTGCTACTGTTTTTTATGTTTCAACTAAAAATAATCTTGATGGTGCTGATAGAGTAGCAAGATTCCCTTTTGTAGTCGGTGAAACTATTAATTTTTGTAGAGCAAATAATAATGGTAGTGAATCAGATTTAAGTGCGACTGCTACAATTTCAGAGATTAATTTATCTGCTGCTGCTGATGCTGGTAATGGTCTCATTGAAATAACACTAGCAAGTGCCGTCACAAATGATGGAGTTGCTCTTGTAAAAGATGAATGGGTTATTTATTCTACTGCTGTAGCGGATGCTGCTTCATATGACGCAAGTTTTGAAATCTCAAATGTAAATTTAATTGTTTCACAAGTTATGCTTGATCCCCAGTATGAAGCGGGAATGATAAGTAAAGTTCGTGAAGGCAGAGCAATTGAGTTTGATATTATGTCCACTACTAATTATAAACATAGTATCCTTGCTACTGATAGACAGACTACATTCCAGATATTCGCACAGAATAGCAGAGCAAAAGCATTAATGGTTATTCCCCAAGATTCAAGTGTTTATACATCTGCTCAGTTAATTTCTGGTTCTGGGACATATGTTATTACTGGGACTGATAATTCAGTTGATAATACAACGAGTAAAAATTTAAATGATATTTGTTTAGCATCCACTCGTTCAGCATACACAGGTATTTGTGATGAATTATCAAGTGTTCAGTATCAGATAGATGGTAAAAGGGTTCCTTCAAGGGAAATATCTACTAAAAAGATTGCTACTAAAAATTCTCTGGATGCTTTCCATCTTTATGAATTAGAAAAGACACTAGATAACTCTGGTATTAAACCAAGGTCTTTCAGTGAATTTATGAATAACTTTATCTTTGGACGCTCTTTCTCAGCAGGGGGACAGGGTGGTGTCTTAGATTTAAGGGGAAAAGATTTAGCAGTAATGCTAAGATATCAGACTGCCAATGCTCCGACTAAACCGAAGTTATTTAACTCTTATGTTTTCCATATTCGTAGATTAGTCATTAGAGATGGAAGCGTGGAAGTAATCCAATAAATAATTTTTGTTAATTTAACTTTTAGAATTTTTATAATAATAATATTATAAATAAATATGACAAGTCGCTATATTGAGATTCGCCCAGATAATATTCCATCTGATGGTAAAATATCTTTTAAGAATGGTTTTCCAGTTCTTTCATTCACAGTATCCGCTCAGGCGGGGATGCTTGATCCTTCTACAATAAGGATTGTCGGTAATTTTAATGCTTTCAAAGATAATCTTGCTACTCCCACAGGTCTAACAGATGGAGATAACGTCACAATGAATAATCGTCTTGGTATTTACAATGTTATTGAATCATTAACTATTCGGGCAAATCGCTCAAAAATGGTGTGCGAAAATATTCGTCATTATTCAAAATTTATGAATTCATATATGGCTTGCACTTCATCTCTACAAGATCAACTGGGACATTTACAGCAGTCTTGCTTAATCTATCCAAATGCTACTACATTCCGTAAGTCAGTTATGGAGAATGCTTCTGACGCTGTTTCACAGACAAATGAATTTTCTTTTCACGTCCCATCGGGATTCATGCAGTCTGGTCAGATGGTAGATTTAAGACCTGATGCTTTTGGGGGAATTCAGTTAGAATTTTTACTTCAACCAGATTCAAATGTTCTTTTTAATACTGCTGGCTCTACTGCTGGTATCGGTGATGCTCATTATGAATTATCTAATCTTAAATTAACTTGTGAAATATCTGATATTCCAGACGGTTCGCCGAGCGGTGCTGAAGGAGCATATGATTTTAATACTATTACATCTCTTTACACTAGTATTAATTCTACAAATGCTCAGATTCAGTATTCACTTGCTCTACGGAATGTTATTTCAGCATTCGTCACTTTTATGCCTGTATCTAATATTAATACTCTTACTCAAGATGGACAAGCAACAACTTTCCCCAGTGGTGATGGATCTTCCCTTACTGCTCTTGCCCCAATTCGTAGAGTTCAGTATCTTAAAGGTGGATCTAAATATCCAGCAGATTTTGATTACGTCACTAATATTGTTGATCCAGAAAATACAGCGTCAAAAGTCGTTGATCCCCAGATTGTAAAAACTCTCGTTGAAGCGATTAGTCCAGATAGTCAATATAGTATGGAACGTCTTTCGGTATCTCCAGCAAATATGAACAGAAACTATAATATGACTACTACTAGCACTGGAGAAGATGCTTACATGAATATTGCTGAAGGTGGAGCCGTATATGGTTTAGCAGTAAAATATGGTATCGGTGAAAGCGGTGAAGACTTTTCACAAGAACAATGGGGACTATCTATTGATTCTGACCTTAAATCTGATAATCCAATGGGAGTATATATATTCATTAAGTCTAAATCTCAATTACTCTTTTCACCACAGGGGGTTCAACTCCGAACATAATTTTTTTCTACACTTTTTTAATTGATTAAATTTTTTTGTTTTTTTTTATAATAGTAAAATTATAATAATAATGTCGCAAGATGATGGAGATATCCCCAATTTCCTTATGTTGGATCAAATTCCAGTTAATATGGAACAACAGTTAGAAACTGATTTGCTTGAACCAGTCGTTTTTTCTCAGGGAGCAGCGACTACTGATGGTTTCGCACGTTTCACTTTACAGAATAAAGGTTTCTTACATAGTCATAGTAAATTATTTGTTAGTCTAAAACCCGGAACAGGTCAGACTTCTGCTTTCCTTCAACCCCACGTCGGTATCGGACAAATCGTTAAAAAAGCAGTATTAAAAATCGGTAATAAAACTCTTAATGAGATTGATAGTTGGGCTGGTCTTCACGCTGTTAAATCTTCATTAATCTCAAATGAAAATAATTTAGAAAGAGAGATGTATCAGACTGGACGATTTATGAATCATGGATTTGTTTATAATGATGCGTCAAAGGTTTTTGCTGATTCTTATGGTCTTGATAATGGAGTAGAATATGATGGAGATGATTTACTTCAGCCAGCATGGGCAGTGATGTCATCAGCAACTCCGTCAGAATGTCCATCATACAGTATTGATTTAAGTGATTTATTCCCCTTCCTTAAAGTGAATCAGCTTCCGTTATATCTCATTAAAGAACCAATCAATATTGAATTAACTTTTGAACCAACATTAGATAGACGTGTTCAGGTAAGTCAAGGCAATAGTCTTAATGCGGCTTGTGAAATTGTCCGTGATGAATTAAAATTCTGTGCTGATTATATCTTTTATGGAACTACAGATGAAATGGATAGATTCGCTCAAAGTCGTGGAAAAGATATGAGTTTTTCATTTGTAGATTATCGTTTAGTAGAACATACAACTGATCGCACACAATTAGCATCTGGTATTGTTCGTAATCTCGGTATGGCGAATAGAATGGTTCCCAGAGTAATTACATTACTCCCTTCTGATACTCAATCGGAAGGAACTTTCCTTGGTAAAAATAATAGTATTGCTCTTAGTGTTGATGCTGAAGGTGTTTCTGGAACTATTAAATATAATCTTCGCTACAATGATAGATTTGAATTCACAAGTGATATTGATAATACTTCTAGATTATTTTCTGTAATGCAACAATCTGAAGGTATTCCTTTCTTAACTCGTCAAGAATATTCATCACAGGGTGTTATTGCTGGTGGTATTACAGATGATAAATATAGTGGTCATCAACAATCTGGTAATCTTGATGGACAGATGTTTTATATGGGAACGCGTCTAACTAATGGTCGTGTCGGTCAGCGTGGTGTAGAATTACACCTTACGGGAGATTTCCCTGCTGCTGGTCGTGTAATTGATCTCTTACGCTGTTATTGTGAATACATTCGTGTAGCAAGATTAAGCGACGGCTATTTTGAAGTATATAATGCTTAAATTTGATTTTTTATTTTCATTTAAAAAGAAATCTAAATAGATACTATATAAATGAATATCAACTCAGAAAATATCTCAGAGACTATTAAGAAGGGTAATCCTTCCCGTAAAGATTCTACTGTCAAAGAATATGAAAAGAAATTAATCACATTAAAAAAGAAAAGTAATTCCAATGATTATACATTTCTTGAAGACATTGATAATGTAAAAGGAATTCTTAAATCTTATTCACCAAATACTCAAAAAGGTTATTATAATGCGATTATTGTATTATTACTTGCTCTTAATCATAGTAAAAGTTTTGATGAATTGATTATTGAATATCAGAAAATTAGAGATCCTTTAAATGAACAATATATGAAACAACAATCATCTGGTGAATTATCTGAATCCCAGAAAAAGAAATTTGTATCATTAGATGAATTAAATAAAATGTTAAAAATGATGGCAAAAGATATTCATCGTAGAGATATCAAAAAGAAGTCTAAATTAGAAAAATCAGATATAGAACTCTTACAAGTTTATACTATGTTCACATTTTTCATTAGATATCCAACAAGGAATAATCTTGCTGAAATGATATTAATCTCTAAAAGCAAATTTAACAAACTAAAAGAAGATGAGAAAAAGAACAATAATTATCTTGTTAAAGAAAAATCATCTATATTCATATCATTAAATAATTATAAAACAAATCTTAAATATGGTGAGATTAAATTTACATTAGATAAAGATATTGAAAAGGTTTTTAGAGCATTCATCAAAATCTTAAAGAAAACAGATGGACAAACATTATTTACAATTACAAAAGGCGATCATGAAATTCCAATCAATTCTAATTTAATGACACAATATTTAACAAGGAATTCTGAAAAATATATTGATAAGAAAATATCAACTACAATGATAAGACATATTATTCCTTCTGAAAAATTCGCTAAAAAGAATAAAGAACAATCTGAACTCTGTAAGATCATGGGCCACAGTCCAGACTG